TTGCTTACTTGCTCTCGGTAAGAGAATTGAAGGATTGGAGAAGTTTGTTAATGAACTTCCAACGCCAAATAAAGTATTCTATAAACCAGAAGGTTATGATGATTACCTTGATATGAAACAAAACTACGATGAGTTGTATGGTCGCATCATCAAATTAGAGGAACGTTTAGATGGGTTGCAAAACTAGATACACTGATGTATGCAGTAATACGGGCACACTAAATTCTGCACATTGTTCTCCATACATTCCTGGAGAGGGTGTAACCTACGACTATGTGGAATACCCTGAGAATGAATCTCGTAACGGTAATTACAACATTCCTGGCAGAGATGATAATGCTGTAATGTATGGGTACACTTTAGAATGTGTCAATACTGGCGGTAATGGAGGTTCTGGGTTTCCAGATAGCAACCCTCAACCAGCAGCAGGTAATTGTGGAAAACTCTCTCGTACTCCCTGCTCTGCTTCATCTCAGACTTGTACTGTGTTTCAAGATTACGTACCCAAGGAGTTATCTTTCGATTACAACTACTCTGACACCTTCTTTGCGTACCTCTACGACACCTCAGACGACGCTGGAAACGTCGGCACGCCCTGTTACCACATCATTACTAGGAACACCACGACATCCACTAGTTCAACGAATCCTGAGAGCACTCCTACAAATAATGTGCAAACAGAATCAACACAAGAATGTGTTCCTTGTACAGCATTTTACTGCGACACCGCTTCCACAAATCTTAGATATACTGCTGCAGAAGATTTGACGGGCGACCCCGACTGTCCACATCCTACTCTATTCGGGTTTGGAACCACTTCTAATAAGATAGCATTTGTGTATGATGAGTTATCTACAGAGTTACCCAATGGAGTAAATGACATTGAATTGTCGTATGATGGGGTCACTTACATTGATGGGTGGGATGGACTACTCGAAGTTGGTATTCCATATACTTCATCGCAAAATCCATGGCAAACTGGAGACGAAACTCTAAGTGATTTTGTCATTTATGACCTAAATTCTAGTCAATCTGTTACTGGACTTAGGATAAAAGTAAGAATTGAACCTATTTTTGATGATACAAACACTCCTGTAACGTTTACTGGCACTAGATGGCTTGTTGAAGAGATTCTAGCAAGCGGTACGGGGTATAGTATTGGTGATGTTTTTCAGTTAGATTACGAACATACCCATCCTGACAATAGTACAACGACGTTAACTCTTAATTTGAAGGTAGCAGGCACTGGTCCAGTCTCTGCAGTGCTGTCTTCTAATGGTTTTGACATCTTAAGAACGGGTGATACCATCAATGGGCACGTAATTACACACACTTTCCACACGGATATCGATAATTTTCCGTATCATATCTTGTATTTGGACGGAGATGGTAACGATTTTGTCAAAGATACGCAATATACGTCTAGTAGAGACCATGTTATTACGGCAAAAGCGGGTTTTGGCATTGTTGACCGCGCAATTTTAGTTGGAAAGTACGAATTTTTGAATAAATCCGTGCAATATACGATTGGTTCAATCAATAAAGATGCTCCAGACATCTATAACACGCTAAGGCAACCAAATGTTGACCTCACAATCACAAATGGGACCGTTACTGGCGCTACTATTGTTGATGGAGGCGAAAATTGGAATGAATTGGGGCGGATTCCTGAGTTAACTGTCACATCTCCTACGGTTTCAAGCGGAAGAACCGCAAAAGTCAAGGGTACTTTCCTTGGTGGGGAGTTAATTGACCTAGTAATTACAGATCCTGGTAGCGGTTATACGGAATCTCAGGGTGCTACTGTGTATGTTAGTAATGTTCAACTAGAATCTAACACTAGAATTGCTAATGATGCTCACAGTGAAGACGCAATTCAGAGTATTATTGAAGATATTAAGTCTATTCCAAAGACGGATGCTATTAGTGTTGACTCTGCAGAAGTGCAGTCATTTGAAGACAACTATAACACACACAATACATTTACAGATGTCAAAGGTTCGATACCCAGAATTGAAACTAGGAAAGACCCTAAACGTAATAGAAGCGTTCAAGTACCGCAGAGATTGTTCTCTGAAAAGTCAGTTGACCCTATTTACGATAAAGTAAAACGACAAGACAACTTAGATTATCTTAATGATGCGCCAATTTCAAGAGAATTGAAGACTGAGATTGTTAATGAGAAGGAAAGAGATGATGCTGCACGTCGTCAAGACCTTGCTGACATCACTCAATCGCAGATTCCTGAGTATATAATCAGTCAAGAAACTTATGTTGAGACTGTTCAAGGTTCATTTGCCAATTTACCAAGAGCATCTACTTACACTAAATATCATCTTAGGCAGTATAGAGCAGATACTGCAACGGAAACTTCTCTAAATATTACGTTATCTTGTTCTCCCGTTGATGAGGGGTGTCTTCATTTTGCATGTTCTCCTCCAGCAACTCCAGCTACTACGACTGGTTCGTCTACAGCAGATGACGCTGAACTGGATCCTGTAACTGAAGAACCTTATCAAACTACAACCAATACTACCACTACTGCTACAGTCTCTGCTTTACTTGGTCCTGGTTGTCAATCTTGGAGTGTGTCTGGTTCTATGAAAATGTATCACAATTTAAGTAGAGCCGCTCAAACTGTTTCGTTAGCAACCGAAAGATACGGAAACCCTTACTAATATGTTAGTTTTAGCACCTGGTCTTGGTAACGCTGCCATTTTTATGGGCGTAGATAGTGGACATGGTACTGGTCCTGGTGGTGTTTCTCACCATCCTGGTCTTGGTGGAGGAAATATTCCAGTTTGTCCTCACATCCCCTTAGATACAAGAGTTGTTGCTAAACCTGTAGTCGAAGTTGATAAAGTTGCAATATGGCCACCTGTATCACAGTTACCATTAGGTGTTGCGAAGGCTGCTGCTGGTGTACCAGGTAAAGTAGTTATTAATGGTCAAGTTCCTATTGTGGACCAAGATATTCTTACTCCACACCCAACTCCTACTGTATTCACAACTACATCAACTGGAGATAAATGTTTAGTGACCTTGACTACTCCAGCATATTGGTGTACTATAGGTACTGTAGCAGGCAGAGAGGCACCAACTGGTCATGCCAGAAAAGCATTTGCAACTAGCAAAACGGTCTTTATTAATAAAGCTCGTGCTTGTAGATTTGGTGACCCTTTAGGTGATGGAACTCCAGCATTTCCATGTCTGTCTGTAATTACTGGATCTAGTCCTAACGTTATTATCGGAATTTAATTATGGCAAAATCAAAAGTTGGTCTCTCTGGTGGCAACTTTATTCCTGGAAAACCTAAAACAACTCGTCAAGGACGTTCTCCAAATACCAAGTATGCTGCAACCAGTCGCAATAAAGCAAAAAAGGCTTATCGTGGGCAAGGTCGATAAATAATATTCAGGGATAGCAACCCCTCTAAAAGTTCTGGTTCACCAGATTCTTAGGAGACATGGCAAATCATCCCATCCCTGATAATGTACCCGAAATTATGGAAAAGGATTTTGGTACGGTTGTACTAATCACAGATCCTCGCTCTGATACATATTTGAATCAGTCTAAGAAAAATTCTCCACCTAAAAATAGAAATTCTAGATGGTGTGGAGGTAAAGGAGGATTTGACGATTACGTAGAAAGATGGCACTAAAAAAAGTCACTGGCAAACAATTTTCTAAATCTCGTTCTTTTAGAGATTTAAATATAGGTATGGGGAAAAATCCATTTACCGATGATGCGGCAGTGGTGCAAAATGATAGTGCTATCAAACAAGCGGTCAAAAATTTAGTTTTAACCGCTCCTGGAGAAAAACCATTTCAACCTTTAGTGGGGTCTAAAGTGTCTCGACTTCTGTTCGAGCCTCTAGACCCCTTTACTGCTGATGCGATTAAGGAAGAAATCATAAATACCATTAACCAGTATGAACCTAGAGTTCAGTTGACTGAAGTTCTAGTTACACCAATTTATGAAGGTAACAAACTCAATGTTTCTATAGAATACAGAATTGTCGGGTTACCTATTGTGGAAACAATTTCCTTTGTTTTACAGAGACCTGAGTAATGCAACCTACCAACCTAACTGCTTTAGATTTTGAAGATATAAAATCTTCTATTAAGTCATATCTAAGAACCCGTACAGAGTTTACGGATTATGACTTTGAAGGTTCTTCTTTATCGTATTTAATCGATGTATTAGCATATAACTCGTACTATAGTGCGTTTAATGCTAATATGGCACTAAATGAAGCATTTTTGCCTTCATCGACGGTAAGAGATAATGTTGTTGCTATTGCGAAACTTTTAAATTATGTTCCTAAATCGGTTACAGCATCTCAAGCATGTTTGAAATTTGAATTACAGACTTCTAATGAAAGTGGTCAGTATCCTAGTACCGTAACTTTGAGAAAAGGTGCCGTAGCAACTGGTGGTAATTATATTTGGAATATTCTCAGTGATAGAACGGTTGAAGTTAATGCTACAACTGGAATTGCAACGTTTGATAATGTCTTAATTAAAGAAGGGAGTATCGTAACATTTTCTTATATTGTATCTACATTTGGAAAGCAGGAATACAAGATTCCTTCTCCAGATGTCGATATTTCAACTTTAGTTGTTAAAGTTAAAGCAAACGAGTCCTCTAGCTCAGCAGACCTTTATAACAAGGTTGATACTGTAACTAATCTAACACCAAATAGCAGAGCATATTTCTTGTCTGAAGGCGAAGATATGCGTTATGAAATTAAATTTGGTGATGATAGCGTTGGTAGATCTTTGACTGATGGTGAGGTTATCGAACTTGAATATCTTGTAACTGCTGGGTCTGAAGCAAATGGTGCAGCAACATTTTCTGCCATCGGTAGATTTGTTGATAGTGATGGTAGAAGTTATGCTCCAACAATCGTAAATACAACTGTCAAGGAGAAGGGGTCTCTAGGCGCTGCAGCAGAGACTATTGAATCTATTAAGTATAATGCTCCAAGATACTATTCAGCGCAGTACAGAGCGGTCACAGCGCAAGATTATGCAATCATTACTAAGAATGTGTATTCTAATGCAGATGCTGTTGTTGCTTATGGTGGAGATTCTTTAAATCCTCCTATTTACGGCAAAGTTTTTATTGCCATTAAAACAAAAACTGGCACAACACTTAATGATGCTACTAAGAAGGAGATTCAAACAAATCTTCGTTCATATGCCATGGCGTCTATTGACCCAGTGATTGTTGACCCTGATAATCTTTACATCTATTTGAAAGCATTTATTCTTTATGATGGCGGTTGCGGTTCAAATGCTACCGAAATCAAAACCGATGTACAGGCGGGAATTAAGTCCTGGGCAAATCAAACTCAAATTAACAATTTTAATTCAGTATTTAGATCGCAGCAGTTGGAAAAAGCAATTTCTCTTTCCAATAAGTGCGTTACAGATACCTCATTGCAAGTTAGTTTGTTGAAGTATATTTACCCAAATACAGGTCAAACAAATACCTATTGCATTTCTACTGGTTCTGACCTTTATGATAGTGCTCCTAGCGGTTCTGATAGCAATTGTACAAAGGAACCTGTTCTTTTGTCTGGAACCTTCAGAACAGCAGATAGACCAGGTATTGACCAGCAATTTGAAGATGATGGATATGGAAATCTTAGAACGTTCTACAATACAGGAACGAAAAAGGTTTACACCAATAATGTTGCAGGAACTGTAGATTATGGTACAGGACAAATTTGTTTTGGACCAGTTAATATTGTTGGTGCTGGTAGTAATTTAACTGATGCAACAAATATCAGTCTTACTGATAGTGTTACTGGAATTGGAAGCGTAATTGATATTGACTTATTGCCAGTTGGACTTCAAATTCCCGTTACATTCATTCCTGCAAATAATACAACAATTCCATCAACAACACCAGGAACAGTTATTAATATTGTTACCCCTGAAGTTACTACAATTGCTGTTGGCCAGGGCAATCCACCCCCCACAATACCTCTAAATAGTTTGACACCAAACGTCTTTAATCAGACACCAACACTGGTAGAAATTGACCCAATCGATACTACTGGTTCCGTTACCACTTCTAGTTGTTTTTAATTAGATGAATATCAATAAAGTTTCCCAGTCTATCAACGCACAGACTCCAGATTTTATCGAGTCGAATTATCCGCTATTCAATAAATTTATTGAATACTACTATAAGTCTCAAGAAAAAACGGGATTGGGTCAAAATATCCTAAACAACTTTTTGGGATATCTCGACATTGACAAATTAGATATTGATATTCTCGATGGTTCGACTACTTTGGTAGAACCATTGTCGGTTAATGATGATACAATTGTTGTAGAAAGTGTCGATAGTTTTCTTGATACAAACGGAAGTATCTTAATTGGTGATGAAGTAATTCATTATGAAAATGTTACTGCGGCACCTAACATTGCTCTCAGTCCTGGTATTTCCTATGAGCAAGTAAAATTAAAGTGGACCAGTCTTGCAAATCCAATCAATTCTTTTGATGGCGAGACCACCATTTTTCCATTGGTATCTCAGGAAACTCCTGTTGCTCCTCCTTCGGCACAGCATTTAATTGTTAAAGTTTATAGTGAAGTTCTCATTCCTGGAACAGACTATACTATTAGTGGTACTAATATCGTCTTTACTACAGCACCAAGAACAAGAGTTCCTGCAGACGATGATACTGGAACTTCTATCACATTTCTTAGTGGTTTTATTGACAACACAATTGTTGGTATTGATAATCTTTCAAACTCATTTGGTGATAGTAAAACAGAATTTAAGATGACCATCAATGGTGTCTCTTATGAACCCATTGTAGATGAATTTGTTATTGCTGTTTATGATAACAGATTACTTATTCCAAAAGTAGACTTTTTTATTGATAAGGATATTTTTGTCTTCAATGAAGCTCCTATTAATGGTAGATTTCTTTCTTTGTATTCTGTAGAAGCACCAATTCCCACTTTTGGTTCCTCTGCCTCTGCATTTGCTCGTGTTAATGAAAGTGGTCAAATTACTAATATTGTTGTAAGCGAATATGGAACACAATATCGTTATGAGTATCCACCAAAGGTAACAATTCAATCTTTAGAGGGTTCTGGTGCCTCTGGAACCGCTCTTGTTAATGGTATTGAATCGGTAACCCTTCTCGATGGTGGACAAGGTTATAGTTCAGATAATCCCCCTGCAGTAGTAATTGAAACACCAACTGTAGCTGGTTCAATTCCTGCACAAATTACAGCAACTGTTACAAATGGTAGTGTTACTGCTTTAAACGTCGTAAGTTCTGGTAGTGGTTACACATTTACACCTAGAATTACTTTTAGGCAACCAGGCGGTGCTAAATTAAATGCTCCAACTATTGTAGGTGGTTCTATCAGTGGGGATGTTACTGTATCTGATGGTGGATTTGGATATACAACTGCACCCCAAATATACATTGATGAACCTACAGGTGTGAATGGAATTCGTGCGTCTTTGAGAGCAGTTTTGAGTAATGGTCAAATTGCTTCTGTTGAAGTTTTAAATGCAGGTCAGGGATATGAAACAACTCCTAGAATTGCTGTAGTTGACCCAGTAGGTGCTAGTGTACTGCAGACTACTGTTGATTCTAACGGAAGATTGACTGGTATTGAATTGTTGAATGGAGGGAGTGGATATGAAGATGTTCCTTCTGTTTATATTGTAGATAATAGAAATAATGGTGGCACTGGCGCTACTGCAATTGCTTCCATTTTTAATGGTAGAATTACTGACATTAATATTACAAATTTTGGTAGTGGATATAGTTCTACTGAACCCCCAACAGTTGTAATTCAAGCACCTCCACAAGCTAAAGCATCTGCTGAAGTTGGTTTGAATAAAGTTACTGGATTTACTGTTAATAAGTCTGGTTCTGGTTATTCAAAGGCAAAATTTGAAGGGTGTGCAAGAGCAGCTAGTGGTATTACTGATTATCTCGAAGATGGTAATGCAGTATTTTCAAATAACACCACTGCTACTGCATCTTCTACAGGCACCACAGTAAAATGTTTGGATGCCCTCTTTGTTAAGAGACTTCTTGATAAGTACACCGAACAATTTTTACCAGATGTACCTTCCTTAGATTATAAATCGATTGACGTTCGTACCGCAATCAAAACAATTAAAGATTTTTACTCTGCAAAGGGTACTTCTTTTAGTATTAGTTACCTCTTTAAATTGCTTTATGGTGAACAGGTAAGTGTTTCTTATCCAAAAGACCAGATTATTAAACCATCTGCAGCAACTTGGTCAGTTGATACTATTTTACGTGCCACTTTAGTCAGTGGAAATCCTGCAAATATTAAAGACGCTCTTATTGTTCAAGAATCCGACATTGCAGATCCAAATGTTCAGTTTGCTAGTGCTTTAGTTGAAAACTTTATTTCAATTAAGACATCTGACGTAGAAATTTACGAACTGGTAATTTCCGAAGAAACCATTCAAGGTACATTTACAGTTCCATATAAAACAAAGTTAGCAGAACCATTAGCAACTGATACTAGTATTATTACAGTTGACTCTACTATTGGTTGGCCAGAAAGAAATGGTGAATTTGTTATCGGTGGTGGTGAATTAGTACAATACAAAGAGAAATCTCTCAACCAGTTTATTGAATGTACTCGTTCAGTTAATGGTGTTGTAGAAGATTGGGATTCTGCTACAGAAGTAACATCCAACTTCCAAGTTTATCTTAACAAAGGAACTTCTCAAGAAGTTGTGATGAACATTGTTGGTATTGTTGATGCTCAACAAACAACTTTAACCGACACTGGTTCTTATTATTTGCCAGGTGATAAGTTAACAGTTTCTAAACTTGGTGGTACTAGTGAACTTCCTGAGTTGACAACTTGGTTGTACAACGTTAAAAAATTAATTAATGTAACTACTGTTGAATTTGGTGGTATTGATAATAGATTTGCAACTGTAACTTGCCAAAATCCCCACGGTCTTCTTGTTGGAGACCAAGTTACAGTCTATGGTGCAAATCCAATCATTTATAACGGTTCTTTCTTAGTAACATCTAGGGATAGTGAAACTGTTTTCCAATATCAGTTACCACAACCAGCGACAGTTGTTCCACAAGGCAACATTCTTGTGTCTGTTGACTTAAACAAAGGTAAGTCTAATAATGCTGCTATTCTGAATGCTATTGGACCATATACTACAAATGTTCAGAATTCATTTTTTAATGATAACTATGTTTATCTTGCTTCCACTGGCATTCCAAACTATGAGGTTGGACCTTTCCCAGGTTCTGCGTTACTTCCTGGAAATCAGAGAAAATTAAATAGATTTCCTCTTAGTCCTGTTACTATTTCGACTAAAAATAATATCAATCCTGGTCCTATTGGAACTTGGGTTAATGGTGTATCCATTTGGTCCTATAAATCGACTAACAGTAAAACTTTTGGTGCGGTTACTGGTATTAATATTACAGATGCTGGTTCTGATTATGATGCAGCATCTCCACCAAATATTACTATTTCTAATGGAGGGGGAACTGGTGCTACTGCGAGTGTAGTCGTTGATGGTTCGGTAAGTGAAATTTCTGTAACTGATGGTGGTAGTGGTTACACATCATCTCCTCTGGTATCTATTGTTGGTGGTGGCGGTTCTGGTGCTGCTGCAACAGCAATTATTACGAAGGGAGTAGTATCTCGTATTCTTATCAATAATGGTGGCACTGGATATACTTCTCAACCATCTATTACTATCGTCGGCGGCGGCGGACAAGGTGCTACTGGAACAGCGTCTGTTCGTGGACCAATTAAATCTATCAGTGTTACTAACGGTGGTAACTCCTATACTTCTAAACCTGATGTTACTTTAAGTTCTGGTTCTGGTGCTGTTGCTCAAGCAATTGTTAATGATGGTAGAATTATTTCTATTGCTATCATTTCTGCTGGACAAGGATACACAACGGCACCAGAAATTACTATTCAAGGCGAAGGTTTTGGTGCAGTTGCTCGTGCTGTAATCGATACTGATGGAGAAAATGCTGGTAGAGTTACTAGTATTGAAATTGTAAACAGAGGTATTGGATACGTTCAAGGAACAACGGTAATTAATTTGAATTCTATTGGTTCTGGGGCAAAATTCGATCCCACTGTTTTCCAGTGGACTTATAATTTACAAGAAACTACTTTCCTCGATTCTTCAAAGGGTGGAGTTTTTGATGGTTACAATAACCAATATGGTGGTGAATACGCACACCTTTCCAATCCTCAAAGACTTAGATATATTTTGGGAGATAATTTGTTCCAAAACACTTCTGGAGCAATTCTTGAGCAAGAGGACCAATTAGAACATTCCCCCATTATTGGATGGGCATTTGATGGTAATCCAATTTACGGTCCCTATGGATATAGTGACCCAACAAATCAATCTTCCGAAATTGCAAAATTAAATTCTTCGTATAAGTTAAAAACAAATCTTGTATACAATGATATTACAAATCCATATCCATCTAGAACAGCTGGTCCTTTATTAACAGAAGAGCCTGCAGGAACATTTATTGAAGACTACGAGTATGTCTTTGGGTTGGGTGATTTAGACCAGTACAATGGTCGTTTCTGCAAAACTCCAGATTACCCAAATGGACGTTATTGCTATTTTGTAAGTATTGACTCTACAGAACAAGGAAATCCCGTTTTCCCATATGTTCTTGGACCAAGTTTTAACTCTGTGGTCGATTCTTGGAACTTAAATGCTAATGCGGTTCAACAAAATATTCCAACTGGTGTTGTTAGATATCGTGACCCATATGAAAATGTTGATATTGATGTAGAGAGGGCACCTAATGCATCAACTAATTCGTTGAGCACTGAAGACGGCGATTTGCTGCTGTTTGAAGTTGAAGATGAAAATAGAGACGGAATTATCTCTCAAGATGAAACTGATGATCCAGACCAAATTTTTGAAGAGTCTCCATTACAACTCTTTGATTATTTCCCCAAAGTAAAATTTGATTCTAAAGTTGATATCGAAGTAGAAACTACTACCAAGTTTGAAGATGCATCTGTAACTGGATTTACAATTGAAAATGCAGGTCAAAATTATCAAGTAAATGATAATTTAGTATTTGATAATGCTGATACTAGTGGAACTGGTGTTTCTGCTAGAATTTCTAGAATCAAAGGTGAGACAATCAGTTCTCTCAGTTTTGAAAATGTTAGTGGTAATAATTTTGGCGTCTTAACAACTCAGAATCCTCATAATCTTGCAGTAGGAGATACTGTATACCTTGATTATGAACCAGTGATGGACAATACAAACAAAGAATATGTTGTTCGTCAATATAAAGGTATTGAAGAAATTGTAATCAATCAGATTGGTTCTGGATATAATGAAGATATTCCACCTACCATCATTATTGATGGCGATGGACAATCTGCAGAACTGCAAGCAGTTGTAAGTAGTGTAGGTTCTATCGATACTGTTAATATTATCAACTCTGGTTATGGTTACAGTTCAAACCCTCGCGTAATTTTAAGTCATCCTCAGGTTTTCAAAAAAGCAGACTATTATGTTTCTTTAATTGAAAATAATAACTATGTTAAAGTAAATGACATTGTAGTCAATGCGAATAAAGAGGTATTCATTTGTGGTAAAACTCAAGATACCAGTGGAAATACTGTTGCATTTGTTTCAAAACTTTCTGCTACTGGTGTTAAAGAATGGGAGAAAACATTAGAGAGCACTGCTGGGTTAAATTATGCAGAAGCGCAAAAGTTATATGTTGATGGAAACAATGTTTGGATTGTAGGCATTTTAAATTCTAACAGTCAGATTCTTAATGCATATAATCCAGATATTTTCTTGGCAAAGTATACTCAAAGTTCTGATGGATTATCTGCCACTTTAGCATTCCAAAACGCATATTCGGGTATTTCTGGTTCTACCAGAGCAGACTATGTAACTTCCATTCATAAGTATTCTGATACTAGATTTGTTATTGGCGGATATACTAATACTAACTCTGCAAATCCTCATGATGCTTTCCTTGCTACAATTGATACGACTGGCAATTTTGCAGTTAAGAGAAAGTTAGCATCTGCTTCTAGTTCTGAGAAACTTACAGAATTTGTTATTAATGGCGATAACATTTACTTCTGTATGGAGACCGCTTCTACTGTTGCTTCCAATAATGTTTCAGTAGCATTTGGTAAGGCTACAATTGGGGTTAGTGCAATTACAGTTGATTGGATTTATAATGTCACAAATACTCTTTATTCTTTCCTCGATACTAGTATCGTAAGAGATGAGTTCGACGAATACTACATTACATCTACTCTCAGATTAAAGTCTGATAATGTTACAAAAGATAGTTTCTGGGTTGGTAAGTTTGATGCTGATGGCGATGTCATTTGGAATAATCGTTATCTGGTTTCTGGAGGATCAGTAACTGTTGCTGAAAAGAGTGCAATTGATATTTTTGGTGACTTAAACGTTGCATTTACTAAAGATGCGACTAGCGATTCCAAAAAAACTATTGAGTCGGTTAAAATTGGTTATGATGGTAAGATTAAAAATCACACATTAAATGATTTTAATCTTAATAACATTGAAGGTATTGCCGTACACTCTCTTGATGTTGATGTTTCTGGTGATATTCATCTGTTTGGTCAAACTTCTTGGAACCGTAACGAGTTTATCTTTGAGTTTGGTGAAACTGATGATGCTACAGATAAAACAGGACATTATACTCCTACTTTGATTGGAAATGACGGTACGGAGGCTCTTGCTCTTGTTGGTGATGGTGTAGCAAAACTGTTTGGTAAAGATGTTGCAACTCCTGCAAATTGGGAAAATGCTGCAATCAAATTTGCTGCAGCAGATTTAGGTACTAAACTGAATGCTGATTGGACCATTGAGTTCATGCTCTATAAGGACGCTACAAACTCTCAAACACATTCTCAGACCCAACAGACATTAGTCGCAATTGGAGACGCTACAGACGCTACTGGAGGTCTCTGGTTGTATTATGACATGGGTACTGGGCAATTAGAATTGGTCGTTACTAATAATACAACTTCAATCAATAGTGCTGGTTCTGGATTGTCTTCTACGCAAACAAATATGTTTGCTGATGATTCTTGGCAGTTTGTCGGACTTAAAAAAGAGGGTAATGCATTTACTGCATATATCAATGGAATTCAAATTTTCACTGGTACTATTGCAAATACTGCTCTTGGCAATAAGGATCTTCACTTTGGCAACATCCCTGGAAAGAATGCAACGCCAGCAGCATTTGTTTCAACTTATCAAGGTCAATATTATATCGATAATCTTCGCCTTAGAAATAGAGCAGTGACACCCACTGTTCCATCTGACGTTGCAACTATCCCACCAACAGCATCTTTTGCTCTTGCATATGATTGGACTGATGACGCATGGTTTACTACAAATCTAAATCAATATGATTATATCGATTATGTAGGTTTTGGTATCAAGGTTGATAAAAATGCTGATAGCTCAAGACTTGGAGATAAGGGAGCGCAATCTAATACTGGAATTGGTTTTGAAAGAACTGCGGTTTCTATCGTCACTGGCAGCCCTCTTACAATCACCTCTGTTGGTTACTCCTTAGGTGATAGTGGATTCCAATCTTTAGACTTTGATGATGCAACAGTTACAATGACTCAAGATACTGAGTCATTGACATACAGTAATGATGTTTGGAGTTCTAGAACTGCTACTGTTCCTTCTCCTGGTTCTAGGAAATTAAGCGTTACTGCCGTTGTAAAAGATCGTTATTTCTTCAAAGTTACTCCTACTGTAAAGATTGATAATGTTCAAGAATTGACAATTAATCAACCCTTTACATTCACAGTTGGTACTAAGTTAGTTCTTAACAATGGTGGAAGTTTTGTTAACAGCGGTTATATTACAAGAATTGGTGAAGACAACAAAGTTTATCTTGCTGTAAATAACAATTCTTGGACCGATGATTTGAATATTGGCGAATTGTCAACAGAACAATTCTCTGAACAAAGCACTTATGGAATTGTAGGACCAATTCCAAATGATATTAACGTGATTAGTGGATTTAACTTCGGTGTAGTTGATAACACCACACCTGGTACTTTTGATATTGATTTAGCCAACTTTGATAATCCTTCAGGAGGAACTAATAACCTAGATGAATTTGCTAAGTTCAAACCATATAGTGAAAATGACTATACAATTAGAATTGATGAAGTTTCTACATCATCGTTCATTGTAGGTTCTGTAATTACTTTGGGTGGTAGTGATATTACTTTTAACTCAGATTACACTACAGCACAAATTACCAATTTAACTGGTGTATTAAAAATTAGTGTAGTTGCTAACTTAACTAAAGTTCTGCAAGTTACTGCAGTTTCTAATAGTGATGAAGTTTATGTAATTACAAACACCAGCCATTATTTGAGCGATGGTGAGGTAATTTTTGTTGATGGTAATCCATCGGAACAAGTCGGACAAATTGTATATGACGAGTATGATGGTACTTTCTCTGTAGATAAAGTAATTAGTCCACTTGAATTTACTTACAAACTCTCCCAGAATGCTGTAACATCTCCCGCTACAACAGCGGCAAATGTTAGCGTGTTTGTTAAGTCTCCTGTTTTGAAAATGTACTATGGTCACCAATATCTGTTTGACCTTAGTCACTCTTCTATGGTTGGCGGCAACCTGTCGTTTGCTAAAGATAATCTCTATAAACTGGAATATTCTTTCAACTCTATTGAGCGTATTGGTACACCTGGACTTACTGGCGAGGGTCAACCAACTCCCACAGTCAAATTTAAAGTCGATAGAGACATTGTTACAAATATTTCCTATTACTTTGACCCATCTAGAACTGGTTCTGATTCTCCCGTGATTCCTGGCAGTTACTTAGATGTAACATTCTCACCTTACACTGGAACATTCAATATTAGTTCTATTGCAGGTGCCACAATTACTCGTGGGGCAGATACATTTAAATTCCCACTTTTAAATGAACCAGAAGGAGATGCAGTAGTAAATAATGCATCCTACAGCACAAGTTCCACTAAAGCAGTTGGTTCTATTGCCGATATTCGTATTGTTAATCCTGGCGGTTTCTATCAGAAACTTCCTATTGTTAAAGGTATTGAATCGACTAGAAATATTGAAAGAGTTCAAATTAATGACCCTGGAACGGAATATGCTGTCGGCGTATACAATGGTGTTCCTATCGGAGGAGATGGCGAAGGAGGTTTCGTACAAATTAGTGTTGCCGATGGAACAGACGACGAAGGAACTCTCATTCCTGGTCAAATTCAACAAGTATTAGTGACTTCCCCTGGAAGAGGATATACTACTGCTACTATTGACATTCCATCCATTTCTGGTATTCTTGGTCCTGGATTAACAGGTTCTGGTGCTGACTTAGAAGTTGTTATCCCCCCATTTGGTACGGGAGCATCTATCTTTACTAGCGGTTCTAATGTTGGTAAGATTAAAAAGTTGAAGAACAATAACTTTGGTTATGATTATCCTCATGATTATACATTAAGACCAGAAATTACTTTCCCAATCAACTGTCAACTTACGTCTACCAGTATTCTGGATAGTATTACGGTTACAGACCCTGGTTCTGGTTATTCTCAGGCACCTGCTGTTGTCATCACTGGTGGCGGCGGTTCGGGCGCTATTGCTGAGGCAAGTATTAGAAATGGTAGACTCGACCAAATCTTAGTGAAAGACCCTGGTGCTGGATATTCTTCTACACCTACAGTAACTCTGAAGTCTTCCTTTAACTACGTTATTAACGTTGACCTTGGATTACTTCAGTTCGCTTTCCCCCACGGTATCCCCAATGGTGCAGAGGTAACACTAAACGTCGTTGACACTGGTGATGGGGCAGATTTCCCATTGGCAGCTGGCGCTTTGGGTAGACTGAATGGTTCTACCACATACTATGCAATTACTGGTTCTGCAAACTCTCTTGAGGATGACCAGATGAAGTTAGCGATTACCGCTACTAACGCAGAACTTGGCGATGCTATTAGTTATGTTAATGCTGGTACGGGTCGTCAGCAAGTATTGACAGAATCTTTTGGTGGTGCGGCAACTGCAAATGTTATTACTTCTACCTTCCTTGAAGGGGAACTTGTTTATCAAGGCGATTCTTTCGATACTGCAACTGCAACTGGATACGTATCTACTAATAGTGGATGGCAAGTTGGTCCTAGAATTCTTAAGATTGTAGACTACACTGGAGATTTCGTCGAAGGTCAAACTGTAACTGGTGTTGTTTCTAAGTCTTCTGGTGTTATTAGTGACCTCAAGATTGCTAAGGGCGTTCTTGATATTGGTTCGATTACAAAGACCACAGGACAATTTATTGACGACGTTGGCAAACCTTCTGAAATTATTCAAAAGATTCAAGACTCCTATTATTATCAAGACTTCTCTTACGCTGTCAAGTCCGCTGTTTCTATCAGTGAGTGGAAAGATATCCTTGTTAAGAACGTACACCCAGCATCCTTCAAGGTGTTTGGTGAACTAAATCTTAGTGAGTTTTCTAACATTCCGAATAAAGAAACTGACTTCCAATTAACTAAGTCTGTTGAATTGGCAAGAGAGGCAATTGTTCCTAATATTCAGAACTTTGCTCTGGTTGAACCAATTTATAGTGAGTTCAACAATACAGAAGTTCTTTTCCGCCAAAAGAGACTTACTTCTTCGGAGAACATTCTTACCTCTGTTGTACAGAGAATTGATGATATTTCTAATTTGTTTGATGGCGAAAGAATCGCATTCCCATTAACTGTTGATGGTAACAACATTGTTGCTAATGCCAATCAGTTAATGATTGTTTTGAATGGCGTTGTTCAAACTCCAGATACATCATTTGAAATTCAAAATGACTCTATTGTTTTCAGCGAACCACCAGCACCACCTGCTAGTGTCAAGTACGTAAATACTACAATTTCTCAAATCAATACCGTTGAATTGCAGTTCGTTAATACCAGTGGCATTTTCCCCAACATCGGTAATACTGTTGTTGGTACTGCTTCTACTGCTCGTTTAACTGTTACTAGTGTTGCTGGAAATAGTATCTTTGGTTTCGTTACTGAAGGAACTTTCCAATCCAATGAACTGTGTACTGTAGGAGCAACTGGATTTGCAGGAAATATTTCTGCAGAAGTTGCAGTCGTTAACAACGGTCTGTATATCTTTGGAGAGACTGTAACCGATCTTAATGGTGATACCGCAGTTGTTGAGAGTATCAACCTTGAAACTGGACAAGAAGATCCACTAGCAAAGTTACGTTATACTATTGGACCTTCCACAACTACGTTTGAAGTTATTGATTATTCATCTGCAACAGATTCTCCCGTTGCAGCAAATACATTCACTCAAGGTCAAAATTATCAGTTCGGTTCTGAAATTTTCTTAATTAATACCATTACCAATGGCACAGAATCTACTACGTTAAATGTAACGAGAGCACAGTCTGGTACAACTGCCGTTTCTCAGCAAGAAGATAGTCCCATTTATGGAACTCAGATTTCTATCAATGATAAACTCACCCTTAGTAAGACCACAGGAACTTATCAATCCACACCTGGACTTTTTGACATTCAACTTAATGATATTATTATTGGTGCTCAGTCTGGTGCTGTTTCTAGAATCACTTCTACTGCAACATATCAAGACCCAACAACTCAAGAGTTTATTGGACAAGTCAATATCTCTGAAGGTTCTTCGTTCTTTGGTCTTCTGTTCAACAGAATTACTTCGGCAACCTATCCAAACGTTGTTCTTGATGATATATCTAAATCTCAAGTAAGTATTGTTGATTTTGACGATAATTCCACAGCATATAACTCCGTCTTCCCTGCAAACGAACTAATCAACAATTATGTAATTCCTTATGATAATGAATCTGGCGACTTCCAAGAAGATGAGTTTATTAGAAATTATATTATTGAGTATGGCAATAATACTGGTGAGTATATTTCTGGTGAAGCAGCTGTAATTAGAAAGATTACTTTCACGGAACAGCAAGGAACAGGATTCTTCTCTACTGGTCAAATTCTTAAGACTAGAGACACTAAGGCAGAAGTTGTTGGATATAATCAAGCACGCAAGACAATTTATCTTGGTAAGATTGGTAGAATTCTTAATTCTGGTCAGGATTATCATACAGCAACTTTCAACAACAGTGCTCAGTTAGATACTGCTCAGAAGAAGTTTGGTTCTTCTTCCTTACTACTGGATGATGCTACTACTGATTATCTCTCCATTCCAACTTCTACTGAATTTGGTTTTGGAACAGGAGCATTCACTGTTGAGTGCTGGATTCGTCCAGATGATGTTTCTGCTGGTGATAGACATATCTTTGATACGAGAGATAGTGGTGCTGATGCAAATGCTGGTAGACTTTATATTGCCACAAATCAAGTACGCTTTAATATCGGTGGCAGTGACGTTGTTACATCTGGCGCAACAACTCTTTCTGCAGATACTTGGTATCACATTGCTATCACTAGAAGTGGTACTAATTTGAAGTTATTTGTCGATGGTTCCGAAGTTGGAAGCACCACTAACAGTACCGATTTAGGTTCCACAAAACGTCTCTTTATTGGAGCAAACTTCGCTGGTTCTAATCCTTTCTCTGGTCATATTGATGAGTTCAGGGTTTCTAACACTGGTCGCTATAGCGCAGAGTTTACACCACGCAACGGTATCTTCCAAGGTGACAGCAACACCAAACTTCTTCTTCACTTAGATGGTGAAGATGGTCAGGTATATGACCAAGATTGGTCTGGTGGCGAATCTCTTACCAATGGTGAAGAATTCCACAATGATGCAATCTTAGCAACTTCTAGACTTGCTGGTGCTCCTGTTGGATTCACAGGCAACTCCCACAGAGTTTATAATGCAGCAGAGTCTATTCGACTCAACTTAGACTTCATTGCTAAGGAAACCGTTTATCTGCTGACTCAGCAATATCCTTCTTTGGTCATTCCTGGCGGTAACGTAAATTGCGAAGATGATATTCGTGATGTCTTAGAAGAACTTATCGAAGACCTTAAGAATGGATCCAACAGCCACATGTGGGATGCTGCTGCACTTTACGTTGATAGAACTCAGAATCCTGTAACACTCAACCATGTTGAGACTGAGATTACTGAAACTATCTGGGCATATAACAAGGTTGATGAAATGCTTCAGTATATCATCAACAACGTTGCTTGGACAGTTCAGGGTAATCATGGATTGACTCAGACTCTCAATACTGACGCAACCAACATTTATGAGACTGGTTCTGCAAACCTTAACAACTGTGCTGACGTTTATACCACAATTAATAACCTGATTGATATCCTGACGGATACTCTTTCTGAAGCAGATACTCCTAGTGCAACTCTTGACGGTGACCACCTCGGCACTATTACCAAGGTTGAACCTGCATTTGAATTTGTTGGTGGAACGGTTGATGCATTCTATGAAGTACCATTTAATGTTGATTATCACAATGGTACTAGTGACACAATCTATACAAATCAAGTAGATACTGATTCTAGACATAGATTCTATGATGCTGCAAATCTGATTCGCAAGAATCGTGCTGTTATCATTGATAAAGCATCTGCAGACCTTATCAACAGATATCCAGACCTTGCTTTGGATATGCCTAGAAATGCTGGAGGAACTGGTGATGGAACCTTGCGTTGTAAAACTGATTTGGGTCTCATTTTAGACGAGATTGCAGATGATATTCAGTATGGTGGTAATATTAATACCGTTGGTGCCGCTAAATTCTATCTTGGTACTAATGATATTCTTCTTCATATTCGTTTGCAAGTATGGCAATCCGTCTATGCTCACAATCGCCTTGGATATTACGCAAAACAAGCAATTAATGGTGATTTAGATAGTACAAATACAACCAACATTATTGTTGGTGATTGGGGCATCACTAATGACCCAGGTGGTTGTGCTGATGTTCAAACCGCAATTGATACCTTAATTAATACTCTTAATGATATCATTGCTCCAACGGATAATGATTATGCAATCGCTGCAGATAGACTTTATTTCAATAGAGACTATATCAAAGATGAAATCTTCGGTCTTATCAATGATTACCTTACATATACTTTGAACAATGTTAACTTCACTGCATTTACTTATGCTAGTGAGTTGAATATTGAAGATTTAATTATTGCTATTATTTCCGACCTTCAAACTGGCGGTAATAATAGCAGTGTTGCTGAAATTGAGAAGTATTTAACTGCTGCACTCAATTTGACTACAATCGACAATGTTCTTCCCGCAGCAATTTTTGCACTGGAAAAACTTAAGGAACTTGGTGAATATGCCATCAACAATAACCTTTATGATAGGGGAACTACTGTTCCTGCTGGTCAATATTCTGCTGTACATGCAACTCAAACCGCATATAGAGATACTGAAAGTCCAGTAACGATTGCAAACCCATATGCAAGATTTGGTGTTCTTGTCGATGCATTAAAGGGTGTCATTTCTCCTGGTGGAAATGAATCCGTTCATGCTGCAAAACAAATTCAATACAATGAAAATTACTATAAGGATGAGTTAGAGTCAATTGTTGACAGTCAATTTGGTTCTGGTTCTTGGACTTATGACGATTTTGTTGGAACCATTGTTGATGACATGGTTCATGACTTAATTATTACTGATACTTCTGATACTATTACAGCATACACAATTGATGTTGAAAGTGCTAGTGATGTCTTTACTGTTGGTGAAACTGTAACTTCTAGTGGTACTGGAACTGCAGATGTTCTTGAATACGATGAAGATGGCGGTAAACTATACGTTGGTGCTTTCACTGGAACTGCTTGGGCTGCTGGTGATACCTTGACTGGTGGAGATTCTGGTGCAACTGCAACTATTTCTGGTGGTGGAACTGGTTCTGTATTCTTTGATGGTTCTAATGATTACTTGAGAATTCCTTCTGTCAACTCTTCGTTTGCTTTTGGTACTGGTGCGATTACTTTCGAGTGCTGGTTTAGACCAACCACTACAGGAGGTGGACATATTACTGGATCTACTTCTGATAACTTCAATATTTTCTATGGAACTGGAAATATCGGTTTCTGGGGCGGTTCTGGAACATTCATGAATTTTGGTGCTAATGTTACTGTAAACACATGGCACCATGTGGCAATTGTTAGAACAGGCACTGGTTTTAATCAAACTCAATTCTACTTCAATGGAAATAGGATTGGTTTTGGCACCTGGCAAACAAACTATGGTGCAATTGAACTGCTGCTCGGTCGTCCTAATCTTAGTGGTGGTAATGAGTTGGATGGTTATCTGTCCAATGTTAGAGTTCTCAGAGGCGTTGCATTGTACTCTGGTTCTGGATTCCAAGTTCCCACAACACCATTAAGTGTTATTTCTGGAACTGCCCTTCTTACTTGTCAGGGTGCTGCATTCACAGATGCTAGTACTTATAACCATACAATCAATCCACAGGGTAATGTTGTTGGGGGAACAACTCCCAGCCCATTTGCTTCATCTGGTGGTGTAAGTTCTTCTTACGATTGGTATAATAATCCTGGCAATATTAAAGTCCTTAATACTGCTAGAAATATTGTTTCTCCTATTGAAGGTCTTACCTCGACTACTAACCTCTTCCCATCACCAGAAGATTTAACTTCTAGCGGTTGGACAAGTAACGCTATTACTGTTATTACTGATAATATCGATGCTCCAGATAATACAACAACAGCAGATAAATTAGTAGCTACTAATGGTTTTGGTGGATTTAAACTGCATTATAAGGACTTTACGGTTGATTCATTTACAACCTTCGATGATACTGCGGCACGCTTTGACTCTGGCACTGTTACCTTTGATGCTGGTACTAATGCAAATGATGAGAACCGTACATATACCTTCTCGTCCTTCGTTAAGGCAGGTGAATCCAGTCAAATGAGACTGCAAATTGAACTTGACCCTGCTGTTGGTGGTAAAATTGTATTCGTTGATGCTAATTTAGCAACAGGAACAGTGGGAAGTACATTTGTTGCTGGTAATATTAGTTCTCCTGCTGCTGGTATTATTCCTTATGGTGATGGATGGTACAGAGTTTATGTTAGCGTAACCTTTGGATATGGTATTTCTGTTCTTAGAACAAGATTCTGGGTTAGAAGTTCTACTGGTGCCTTCACATATACTGGTAATGGTAATGACGGACTTTATGCCTGGGGTACTAAGTTAAATATTGGACTCCTTGACCCATATACAGCAGTTTCTGGAAGAATCTTCTACTCGGATACTGATTATAACATTAAGAATTACATCATGGATTCTCTTCAGGAGTTTATGAGTCAAGCACTCAATAACTCTTTGACTTCCCCATCAACAAATGCTGGTTCCTACAAGTATTTTGATTCCACCATTTCGTCTTCTTATACTAAAGAAACCATTGATGCCTTTATTAGATATCAACTGAATATTATCAGAAATCAGTTGAATAATAGTAATTACTATGTTGATATTGAATCTAACAACGCTATCACGGTTCCTTCTAAGACTTACGGCACACGTACAATTCCTGTAGGAATCGGTGGCGGTATCTTTGGTTCTGAATACTTCTATGGACTTCAAAGTGACGCATCGGGTGAAGTTGAAAGACTTGCCCTTAATGAAGGTCAGGTAGTGAAAGTTTACAAGAGATTCCGTATTGATGGTGATATCACCGATGGTCCATTCACTATGAATGAAACCGTTTCTAAACAGGGTGCTCCAACTGTAACTGGTGTTGTTTATGGATTCTATGAAGATGAGAACTACAAATATCTTGATGTTGAAGTAACTGCTGGTCCTTGGGCAATTACTGATACAATTGTTGGTGCGGAAAATAGTACTACCGCTCAGATTAGTGCAATTGAAAATCGTTTGCATGTTATTGACCTGATTGGCACCTTCACTGAAGATATTCCCTTCAAGGGATATACTTCTACGGAAACTGCTACACCAACAGGATTCTTAAATACTCAAGCGGCAGTAACTAGTAACGTCGGTGGAACTCTTACCGTCGATACTGAGTCTCTTCAAGGAACATTTGAGACAACCAGTGTTGTATATCCAGAAACATCGAGACAGTATCTGGAAGTTTCTAAGTTTGCGGGTCTTGATGTTAACATCGGTGATAGAATTGCTTCTAATGGATATATTAGACTCGGTGTTACTGTCATTAACAGCCTTGAAAACTTCACTGTTGGAAACCGCCTCTATAAAGTTTCTGGTGGTGTTCAAGACACCAACACTTATGCACTTATTACTGCGGTCGATATTCCTAATAATTACATTTACATTCAGGAATATCAAGGAACGTTCCAAAATGGTGACGTAGTTGGTGATTATGGAATTGGTGAAAGTTTCCCTGTTGGATATGCTTCGATTTCTACTAAGTTTACTGTAGCAGGAGCAGGTGCTGCCAGAGTTCAGGATATCCGCGCCGCTGGTTTAAATACCAGACTGTATATTTCTGAAATTGATGGAACATTTGATATCAAAGATTCCATTATTGGTCCAGATAACTATGAAGCAGTAATTGTCGCTAAAGATGAATTGAAGGCTCGTGTTAAGCGTGCTTTCAGAGGATTTGATGGAACTCAAACGACATTTAACCTCACAACTGATAATGGCACTTCATACCTGCCCGATCCTGCAGGTCACCTGCTGGTATTTGTCAATGGCATTCTTCAACCTCCTGGAGCAACAAATGCATTTACAGCATTCTCCAACCAAATTCAGTTCACCGAACCACCAGAACTTGGTGCATCCTTCACTGGATTCTATGTTGGTAAACTGAGACAACTTGATGATATCTCCTTTGAGTTTGACTCTCTGCGTCAATCATTCAACCTTAAGCGTAACGATGTTTTCTATTCGCTCACGCTCACAGATGGTGTACAGTCGAGCACAATTAGACCCGAAAATAATATTATTGTTTCTCTTAATGGCGTCATTCAAGAACCTGGAGTTGCCTTTGAGATTGTTGGTTCTAGAATCATCTTCTCTGAAATTCCCCGCGTAGGTTCCACATTTGTTGCGTTCTCTTACGTTGGTTCTGAGGCAGACGTTGATGCTGCTGAAGTTATTCCTCCAATTGAACCAGGTGACTTTATTGCAATTCAAGGTGAAACCGAGGATCGTGAGGTTGCGGTTATTGAGTCTTCTAACTCACTCATCACCTTCGATTATCTTGGTTCTGTCTTTGGTCAGGATGCTAACGCAACTGCAGTTCTCACAAGCGGTTTCATTGATAATGTTCAGGTAACTTCGGGTGGTTCTGGATATACATCCAGACCAAATGTTAGAATTGACTCTATTTCTGGTTTTGATGGTAATATCAAAGCACTGGTTGGTGTTGCTGGTATTGAAATCTCTAACGCGGGTAGCGGATATGTAAATCCAAACATTGAGATTGAAACATCTGTTCCTGATGATTGGACTGCTCCAAATCTTGCTGATTATGGCGAAGAATTGGTAGACCCAGAAATAGTTTCGTAAACTAATCGAATAAATAACTAAAAATTGTAGCGAGTAATGGCTAAACAAACACTAGGTCTTGGCGCTGCCGCAAATGATAATACAGGTGATACTCTTCGTACTGGCGGCGACAAGATTAATGATAATTTTAATGAACTCTATAGTGCAATCGGGAATGGTTCTACACTACAAGTTAGTGTTACCAATCCCGCTGTAGGTCATGTTCTTCGTTATAATGGTAGTTCATTTGCACCTTCAGATTATAGTTTATTGACATCTGCTTTAGATGTTAATGGCAATTCTATTATTTCCAGTTCTAATGGAAATATTGCAGTTGCTCCAAATGGAACTGGAGATATCACTCTTTCTGCTGGCAGTGTAACTTCAACATTTGATGGTGCTACTGGAGACATTGATTTTCCAACTAAAATTTCGTACAAGAACGAATATGGTTCTGTTGGCGCCGCCCCTGCGGCTGCTACATATCCTGGATATTTCTTCACTGTAGACGGCGATGATAATCCATATGTAAACATGAATATCACTGCTGGTGGTATTGGTGATACTAGAGTTTCTTTATTAACCCAGTACAGTGGTCTTGGTGACTTAGATAATGTTGATTTGACTACTAATGCACCAACAACAAATCAAATTCTGAAGTGGGATGGAACTAATTGGATTCCTGGTGATGATGCCGCTGGCGCATCTGCACAAAATTTGTTTGCATCATTTGTTGCTGATACTGGAACTACAACCGCAAACAGCACTAGTGATACTTTGACTGTTACTGGAGGCACAAATATTGCTACCAGCATAGTTGGGGATACATTAACAATTGATTTTGATGGAACTTTAACTACTACATTTGCTGCCTTAACGGATACTAATGTTTCTGGTATTACTCAAGGCGATTCGTTATATTGGAATGGAACTAGTTGGATTGTTACTCGTAGTCCAATTACTTGGTGGGAATTAGGAGCAAACGGATCAACGGATTTTACCTTCAACGGTCCTGGATTTTCTGCTGCTACAAATGACCCAACTCTCTATGTTCAAAGAGGGATGTCGTATGCTTTTGACAATTCTATTTCTGGTGGAGCACATCCATTTAGAATTCAAAGCACTCAAGGATTGACTGGCACTCCATATACTACAGGTCAAACTGGAAGTGGAACCTCTGTTTTATATTGGACTGTTCCTATGGATGCACCATCGGTACTGTACTATCAGTGTACAATTCACGCAGCAATGCAAGGCACAATTAACGTCGTAAGTTGATAAATGGCAAGAAATGTTCCTGGATCTGGCGCTTCAATCGAACCAATCTTTGACGAGGTTTTTGGTGTTCGCGCAGTTAGAATAGTCAATGGAGGTAGCGGATACGATCCTGCAGACCCACCTAGATTAACCATTTCTGGTTGCGGAACTCCTGAAACTGAGGCATTGCTGTATCCAATTATTGATGAAGATTCAGGAAAAATTATTCATGTTCGTGTTTTAGAAAGGGGAAGAGGATATAACCCACTGAGGTTAAAAATTACACCTCAACAAGAAACTCCAAATATTATCAATTCTTTTGATATTAATAGAATTTGGCAATCTCATCCAAATTCTTCTACTACTGGTAGTTTTCAAGTTCAAGGCAATGACGTAACCGATAGAATTCGTATTACATCGGATAATCATCCTAAACCATCTCAAGTCATTCTATCAGAGAGAGAACCAGGAGGTTCTGACACAGTATTAGATAGAAGTTTTGACCAAGTTTTTGTTTATAGGGGAGGAAAAGATGTTCCTACTCCAGAAACTAGAATAGTTCAATTAAATAAATCTTTAGGCATTTTAGCAAATGGTGGTTTGTTGCATACTCCAGATTGGGGTACTGCAGCTGGAGCTCCAGCGGGATATCATTTAGATGCAGTAAAATATTCGTATATCAAGAATAAAAATATATACGATGCTGTAATTGATAATGGTACATATTACTATCAAACTAGTAAAGTTGTAGATGAATTTTCACTTCTTAACGGTGTATTTGATTGGGGTGCAATAAGAACATTTACTTGGAATGTCAAGGTCGAATATAACAATGTGATGATTCCTGTTGCTGATGTTGACGAAAATCTCGGTTCGGTGGAAGTTGGTAGAGTTATCGACGAAATTGGTGGAACTGCTAGAGCAGAAATTTCTAAAGTCGTTAGAGATAATTTAAATAGAGTAGTCAGAATATATGCACGAAACGTTACAGGAGATCCATTTTCTGAAGATGACTTAGTTCTTGGTTCTAATGGTTTCCAGTTTAGAGTATCTGATGATATCGTTACATTCCCGAACGGTATTTTCTATATCGATTTTGGACCAGAAGCAGAGGAATTTGGTCCTTTTGTTCCTGGTCAGTATTATTTTGCTCCAGAAAATATTAGAGTTCAGCAAAATTATTTAATTCGTTGGAATCAAGCAGATGCCAGTAATCAACCATCTACCCTTCATGTTAATGGGCATCCAATGCAATTTAGCACCACTAGGGATGGTGTTCTAAATCAAAACCCAGGAACTCTGTATTACAACAGCACAGGTCCTTCTGCAGCACCTGCTGCAGACTATGAGAATGTGTTTTCACCTCTATTCTTGATGAATGCGGATGAAACCAATCGCATCTATTATTATTGTCCGTATCACAGACATATGTCTGGATTTGAAGGTGATGAAGGTTACATGATTCTTGATACTGTAAATGTTGACCCTATACCAAATGTAAACACATACTATCAAAATAGATTTTCTTTCGTTGGTGACCAATCAAGACATCCAGATGGTCACTCTAAAATTCTTGGTATGTCCTTTGATGGATATCCAATTTACGGTCCTTGGGGATATAATACATCTGGAGTAGTTGCTAGAGAATCATCCTCTTATAGACTAAGAACTAATGACGAACTTCCTGGAAGTCGTCCAATTGTTTCTGACGGTGGAACAACTAATTACACAGTCACGGTATCAAATGGAAAGTTCTATATTAATGGTTCTCTTTCTACGTTTTTGAATTTAAACAGAGGTAACACATATAACTTTGTACAAGATGATTCTAGTAACGATGCATTAAATATTCTTCTGTTTAGTGAAACAGAAGATGGGTGGCATTCATCGTCCGTTGTTGGTAATACCGAACTTTTATATCAAGATGGTGTTACATATTATCTTGAAAATGTTGCTGTAGATTATGTTACGTATATTAATGGGTACGAAAATGCTATCAATAGAAAAATCTCTATTGAAGTGCGATCCGACGCCCCAAGAATTTTATACACGTTCTCATATTTAACAGCGAGTACAGGATTTAGACTGGTTCAAGATGGTTATTTACTTGGAGATTTAGTAGAAGATTATATTTACGATTCTGCGGTGGGATCGTTGGATGAATTTAATGGGAAGTTTACCAGAACTCCAGATTATCCAAACGGAACTTACGCATACTTCTTAACAGAAGATGGTAGTGGAAATCCAACCTACCCATATGGAATTGGACCAAAGTATTATGGAACGCCTTTATTTGAAGGTGACACTGTTCCTGAACTAACGTCTTTATTCCCAACAGAATCTGCGGGTGATGTTGTCTTGAATGACAATGGAAGCATCTCGTATATCAAGATGACCAAGAAGGGAGATAACTACTTTGGTCCTGCTAGAGCAGAGATTCTTGGTGGCGAAGGTTCGGGAGCACTTGTAAGTCCTATTGTACAAACCGTTACTGGTTTGTCTCTGCTTAATTCTGGTAGAAATTATGCCACACCACCAACTCTAATTTTTGAAGGTGGTGGTGGCGGTGGAGCCCAAGGTGCAGCGGAAATTGACACATTGGGTAAACTTACATCCATTTCTATCGTTGATGCTGGTGAATTCTATCAAGAACCTCCTTATATCTTAATCACTGGTGGTGGAGGACAAGGTGCTAAAGCAATTGCTAGAATTGAGCAAGGTTCTATTGTAGGAATCGATATTACTGACCCTGGTAATGGTTACACAAATCCACCAAATATCATCTTTACTAAACTTGTAAATCTCAAGAGAAAAACTAGAGCAAGGCAGGCATTTAACTCTGGGGAAATTTATCTCACTGGTCTTGTCAAAAATGTTACTGCCAATGACACCGAGATTTATGTTGATTCTACAGATGCATATCCTGGTTCTGGTGAAATTATTATTAATACAGAAACAATTACTTACACTAACAAGAGTGCAGGTAAATTCTCTGGATTAACAAGAGGTGTAAATTTCAACTACGATCAAAGAGTTATTTTA